GCCAAGCTTCCACTGAAGGATGCGTCTGATATGGTACAGGCTGGTAGACAGGCTGAACTGGTAGATGCAGTGTGGAGTGCCAAGACATTCAGACCTGATGGTATCGTAGCAGGTACTGATGTGTGGGAACTAGTCAGCACCAATGATGACAAGGACTCAGTACCCTACCCATACGCTGGACTACAGGAGAAGACTGGTGGCTGTCGTAAGGGTGAGGTAGTAACTATCACGGCTGGCTCTGGCATTGGTAAGTCACAGCTAACACGTGAGTTTGCTCACAGTTTTATTAAGCAGGGTGAGACAGTAGGATACATAGCACTAGAGGAGAACGTAAAGCGTACTGCTCTTGGCCTGATGTCCTTGGAACTAAACAAACCTCTACACTTAAGACAACATGACGTACCAGAAGAGGAATTAAAACATGCGTTTGATGCAACGGTTGGGTCGGGCAGGGTTTATATGTACGACCATTGGGGGTCTACTGACTCTGATAATCTGCTATCTAAGATACGGTATCTGGTTAGAGGGTGTGATTGTTCTATTATTATCCTTGACCATATTAGCATTGTCGTATCTGGACTGGAAGGTGGGGACGAAAGACGGTTGATTGATAACACTATGACTAGACTACGTGCCCTAGTCGAGGAGCTTAACTGTGGCCTGATACTAGTGTCACACCTTAAGCGTCCATCAGGTGACAAGGGCCATGAGGATGGAGCGCAAACATCTCTCGCTCAACTGCGAGGTAGTGCTGCCATTGGTCAGCTTAGTGATATAGTCATAGGTCTTGAGCGTAACCAACAGGACAAGGAGAACTCTAACATCAGTGATGTCAGGGTATTAAAGAACAGATGGTCAGGGGATACGGGCATAGCCTGTCACTTAGCCTATTCAGCAGATACAGGAAGGATGACTGAGACTTATTGGGAAGATGAAGAAGAACAACAAATAGAATTTTAATCAGTGCGGAGACACGATATGAAATATGCATGGGATATTGAGGCAGACCACCTACTGGATGAAGTAAGTAAGGTATGGTGTAATGTCTTTAGAAACTTAGACACGGATGAGGTACACACCTTTGACCTAACACAGACACAAGAGGCACTACAGTTTATTGATAACCATGTGACCCTACTAGTAGGACACAACATCATAGACTATGACTTACGTGTGCTGAAGAAACTATATAACTATACCTACACTGGTGAGTTATTAGATACGTTAGTATACTCTAGGACTATCTGGCCTGACATTAAAGAGATTGACTTCAAGCTACACAAGGCGGGTGGCATACCACAGAAGATGATTGGTAGTCACTCACTCAAAGCTTGGGGCTATAGACTAGGAGAATTAAAAGGTGATTTCAATAACGGTGTTGAGAGCTTCGCAGTATATTCCGATGAGATGCTCGCCTACTGTGAGCAGGACACAGCAGTTACTGCTAAACTTTATCACAAAATCATGGAGAAAAATTTCAGCCAAGAGGCACTAGACCTTGAAGTTGAGATACATACTCTACTAATACAGCAACAGGAACACGGCTTTACCTTTGACACAGACAAGGCAGTGGTACTATGGAACAAGTTAGCTACACGTAGGTCAGAGATTGAAGAGGAGTTAGTCAACACCTTTGAGCCTACTATCATTGAGCTAAAGACTAAGACCAAGACTATCCCATTCAACCCTGCATCACGACAGCAGATTGCTGACCGCTTGATGAAGAGAGGATGGAAGCCTAAGGTATTCACTGACAACGGTGAGCCTAAGGTAGATGACAGTGTACTATCTGGTATTGATATACCTGAGGCTAAACTGTTGTGCGAATACTTAATGCTAAACAAACGAGTGGGTCAGCTAGCTACAGGTAAGCAAGCATGGCTCAAGATGGAGAGGGAAGGTAAGCTACATGGTAGGGTTAATCACATGGGGGCTGTCACTTCTCGTTGCACACATAGCAATCCGAACATGGCCCAAGTTCCTAGCATTGGTGCTGAGTATGGTAAAGAGTGTCGGGAGTTATTCACTACCCCCAAGGGATACTCACTACTAGGTGCTGATGCTTCTGGCCTAGAGCTACGTTGTCTCGCTCACTACATGGCAGCCTATGACGATGGTGCATATGCTGACGTTGTATTGAACGGTGACATTCATACAGCCAACCAAGAAGCGGCAGGTCTTGAGTCACGTAACCAAGCCAAGACATTCATCTATGGATTTCTTTATGGCAGTGGTGACGAGAAGACAGGCAAGATTATTGGTAAGGGTGCGAAGGAAGGTAAGGCAATCAAGACTAAGTTCTTGAAGAAACTACCAGCACTTAAGTACCTTAAGGATGCAGTAGCTACAGCGGCAGACAGTAGAGGTTGGGTCAGAGGATTGGATGGACGTATCATCCCTATCCGACACAGCCATGCCGCACTTAACACTCTACTACAGAGTGCAGGTGCTATCGTTTGTAAGACATGGTACGTGTACATAGCACGTGCCTTAAAGGAAGCTAAGTTAGACGCACAGATTGTAGCGTTCATTCATGATGAAGTACAGGTATCAGTAAAGGAAGGTCAAGAAGATGAAGCAGGGCGAATTATTCAAGGATGTATGCGAGACGTTGAACAGCACTTCAAGTTCAGATGTAGACTCGACAGTGAATACAAGTACGGAAAGCATTGGGCAGACACACACTAAGACTTGTAACACCTGTAAGGTAGAACTTAATAACCTAAATTGGTACAGAGGTTTTCAGAAGAATAGTACTTACAGGTGTAAGCCTTGCACTAGAGCTTATCAGATACCTATTGAACGAGCTAGAAGACTACTCAAGAAAATTAAGGCAGGTACTCTGGCACAGTTCAATGAGATTAAGACAGGTGATGTCTATGTAATTACTAATCCAACTTGGCCTGATTGGGTGAAGATTGGTAGAGGTGTAGATGCAAAGGATAGGTTCAAGGACTACATGACGTATAGCCCTTACAGAGATTACAAGTTAGAGCATTATGTACACACTAACAACAGGGCTGATGCTGAACATAAGGCTCACGTAGAGGCTGAGAAGTTAGGTGAAAAGAGACACGAATGGTTTAACATCACAGTAGCACAGGCAAAGGAGATACTGAATGGACTTTGATTTCTTTTTCAAGATGGTATGTACCATCAGCTTTGCTGGTGTAACTCTAGTACTCTGCATCAAGTGGATAGTAGAGGCATACCTTGACTACCTTCAAGTTACTACAGGGATTAAGGTACTAACCCTTACAGCCATGAAGGATATGCAACAGGAAGAACAGGAGATAGATGATGACCCTACTGCTTATTGATGGAGACATCGTAGCTTACAAGGCAGCTACTATTGCAGAGAAACCTATTGATTGGGGTGATGGATTGTGGACACTACATGCCTTTGAGTCTGAGGTAGAGGCAAGGATTGAGGAACAGATAACTCACCTGATGGAAGCACCTGTTCAAGATTGTATCATCACCCTGTCTGACAAGGAGAACTTCCGTAAGGATGTGGCACCATACTACAAGCTTAATCGTAAGACTGTACGTAAGCCTATGCTACTACCTTGGGCTAGGGAATACATGACTAAGAAGTATAACACTATAATGTACAGGAGGCTAGAAGCTGATGATGTCTTGGGGATACTTGGTACTAAGAATCCAGATACTATTATTTGGTCTGCGGATAAAGACCTACTTACTATTCCAGCGAAGCACTGGATTGATGGTAAGGTTGTTGAGATTAGTAAAGAAGAAGCTGACTATAACTTCTACTATCAAACTCTTATCGGAGATAGTACAGACAACTACAAGGGTTGTCCTTCCATTGGGCCTAAGACTGCTCACAAAATTCTGGAAGGGTCTTACCACTCTGGTGACGGATGGGACAAAGTTGTTAGTGCGTTTGTTTCTAAAGGCTTATCAGAAAAAGTAGCACTAGAGAACGCAAGGCTTGCACGTATCCTACGTGACGGTGAGTACAACACAGAGACAGGAGAAGTATACTTATGGCAGAGCAACTAAGGCATGAGGAATACATGAAGCAGAAACTAGCAGAGATTAACGAGGCTAGTATACGTATCTGTGACAAGATAGATATGGTCAACAGTCCTGCTCACTACGCAGATAGTAACATCGAAACCATTGACTACATCGTGGATGTACTAGGTGAGTACGAAGCTATCAGCTACTGTCAGGGTAACGTGATAAAGTATACAGGCTCACGCCTAATGAAGAAGGGCAATCCTATACAGGATGCAAAGAAAGCCATCTGGTATCTTAACAAGATGGTAGAACTATTAGAGAAAACTAAGGGAGTAAACTGGTAATGGATGAAGTAACTTTTCGTGTAGACAGATGGGATGATGACGGTAATTATCTAGGAAGTACTGAGCAGAAGTTCATGACTGAGGGCTACTTAGTAGACATGAACCAGAACTACCTAGACTTCCTGAGGGGTATGTCCTTTGGTTATGTAGATGATGTAATAGCTATTAAGAATGATGGTGTCGAGGTGGGAACAGAATGAAGGTAGAACTCATTGACCACATGGGCAGTGACCTAACAGTAGTTAATGCTGCTAGGGTATCCTATGGTAAAGACTCTAAACAACTGTCCTTCAATGATAAGAAACTAATCAAGTACCTAGCCAAGCACAATCACTGGTCCCCCTTTGCTCACTGCTTCTTGCAGTTCCGTATCAAAGCCCCCTTGTTTGTAGCTAGACAATTAGTAAAGCATCAGGTAGGCTTGTCGTGGAATGAAGTATCTAGGAGATATGTAGATGAAGAACCAGAGTTCTACACCCCGCTATCTTGGAGGGGCAAGCCAGCCGACAGTAAGCAGGGTAGTACTGGTATGGCTGAGAGCCAATACTTTCCCACTGTATACCTTAGTGAAGTTTGTCAGAAGGCGACTGAAGGATACAAGAAGATGTTACAGCAGGGGGTAGCACCAGAGATGGCACGTATGATACTACCTCAGAATATGTATACTGAGTGGTACTGGTCAGGTAGTCTTATGGCATTTGCCCGTGTATGTAAACAACGCTGTGCTTCTGATACACAGGTAGAGACAGCAGAGATAGCTGACATGATTGAGGCTAAAGTAAAAGAGAACTTTCCTCACAGTTATACAGCATTACAAGGAGAATAAGATGAACTTCAGTGAGTACCAGAAGAGAGCTAATGCTACTGCAATATACGATAGTAAGTTTAACATCCTCTACCCTACCCTTGGCCTAGCAGGTGAAGCAGGTGAGGTAGCAGATAAAGTAAAGAAGATTATCCGTGATAACAAGAGTATCGTGGATGAGAAGGAAGACGTAGCTAAAGAGCTAGGAGATGTACTATGGTACTTAGCCGCAGTAGCACGTGACATAGGTTATAGCCTAGAGGTTATAGCTGAGATGAACATAGAGAAACTAGAGAGCCGCAAGGAACGTGGCGTACTACAAGGGAGTGGAGACAACCGATGATTAGTAATCAATTACCAACAGACTACCAGACTTTCATTGCTACCAGTCGGTACGCACGATGGCTTGAAGACGAGAACAGACGAGAGACTTGGGGTGAAACAGTACAGCGATACATCAACTACATTGCAAAGACTGGTCTACCTAAGGAAGAACTAGATGAACTAGAGGAAGCTATCCTCAACTTAGAAGTCATGCCATCTATGAGAGCATTGATGACTGCTGGTCCTGCCGCTGACCGTGACAACACCTGTATCTACAACTGCTCATACCTACCAGTGGATGACATGAGAGCCTTTGATGAGGCTATGTTCATCCTACTATGTGGCACAGGAGTAGGCTTCAGTGTTGAGCGTCAGTCTATTGCTAACCTACCTACTATCCCTCAATACTTTGATACTACAAATGAGAAGATTGTTGTTGAAGATAGTAAAGAAGGTTGGGCTGGTGCGCTACGTGATTTAATTCACACCTTATATATGGGCATCGTTCCTCAGTGGGACTTGTCTGGTGTCCGTCCAGCAGGTGCAAGGCTTAAGACCTTTGGTGGTAGAGCCTCAGGACCAGAGCCATTGAATGACCTATTCAA